AGTCTTTCATCATTTTGCCGTTAGGCATCATGTGCATGCCAGTCATGCCACCTTTTTTCATTTTGCCCACGCCATCAGCGGCAAAGGCCGGAACCTTTTTGCCACCTTTTTTGACCATTTCCAGTTTGGATTTCATGTCTTTACCCATTCTTTCCGATTTCGTCTAGCTTAGCCTCAAGCCTGTTGAACCGCTGGTCCACATGGCTAAGGAACTTGTCGAAGCGGTCATCCACCTCTTTGCGTGTCACGTGATCCCTGGCCACCTCTTCGCGCGTCCTGTTGAGCAGGATACCGAGACGGCCTACCTCATCAAACTTACTCTTCAGCAGGAACCCCATAACCGCTACGATCGCAGTCAAAACCACGTTCCAGACCATCATTTCCACGGCTCAGCACCTCCACCGCTTCCTGGCCTGGCGCAGCCGGCTGTTCGGGTCCTTGGCAGCATCAGGGAAGTCCTTCATTTGTCCTTCGGACCGCGCACAGTATGACGCACGCCGCTTTGCTTCTGCAGGCGACGGAGTCTTAGTGGTCACCGCCGTCTTCAACTTACTTCCAGGGTTGGCCTTGCGAAACGCCGCCACCCCCTTTTTGGTCATGCCGGCCCCCTCCTTGGTGGCGCGGAAGTTACCGCTCTTCACCGAGGTTTTGATGCCCATGCCTTTGGAAGCCATTACACCGCTGCTCCACCGTAGAACAACAGCGTCACGCTTGTGACGTTGGCGTCTGCGAAGTCCACAAAGACCGCGTCCGAGAACACAATCCCCATATCCGGAAGAATGATGTCGTATGCCCCCGCTGCAGCGGGCGTGTTGATGGTAATCAACGCCGTCCCGCCCGAGGTCGTCCCGTTTTTCAAAGAAAACGAAGACGCCGTGGCCCCGCACGTGTAGTAGATGCCCGCGATGCGGGTTCTTCCCGCAATCGCATGAGCATCGCCGGTCTCTGTGACCGCCTGAATGTTGCTGTTGCTCATGCAGCTTCCTTACAGGTCGTTGCTCTGGATGTACAGAACCGTGACAGTAGCGGAACCGGCAGAGCCGTTGCCGTTTTGAGCAGTGAAGTCAGCCAAGACCTGGATGTCGGAAGTGCCGACATCCGTAGCCGCGCTGTTCGTCAACGTGCCGCGAGTCGTGCCGGTAGACTTGACAGAAGTCGCAGGCAGGAATGCAGTGCCCGAACCGGAGGTGCCCACAGCCACCGTGGCAGTGCCGGTGTCAGTGTTCGCCACGACGACGTTCAGGATGACATCAACGATCTGCGAACCCGCAGGGATAGTGGCAACAACCTGGTCAGCGGCGGTAGCGCCGATGATGTCGATCACGACCGACTGTGCCATCAGCACAAAGCCGGTGTTTTTGACGTTGGTGCCGACGGTGGTACCAGTGGTTTCTTTGATGGGGCCCGCTTTGACGGGGCCGGAGAAAGTGGTCGAAGCCATTTTGATCCTCACATGCAAGTTGGGGTGTATCTGTCTGCATGTCGTCAGCCGGGACTGTCAGATACACCGGGGACCCCGGGATGGGTCCAATATACAGCATCTTTAAAAAAAGAAAAAGGGGCCGAAGCCCCTTTTTCTGTCTGTCGACGCTTAGGCAGCGCCGGGCGAGCCGAACAGACCGCGCGGGTCGCTGAAGCCGAAGCTGTAGCGCTCGCGAGCCTTGTAGCGGACGTTGCCGGTGTCAAAGTCGCCTTCGAAAGCGGTCTTCATTGACACGCGCTCGAACATCTTCATGCCGTTCGGGGCGTCGGTCTTGATGAACCAAGCGTCCGGATCGGTCAGGAAGTGGTTCACGGTGTAGCCTTGCGGCACCATGCCCATGTTCTTGACGGCGTTGATGTCGTTGTCCGCAGTGCCAACACGCAGGGTGGACTTCAGAATGCGGTCAGCCGTGAACATCAGCTCTTTCGGGATGATGAGCTTCAGGCCTTGGACAGCAATCTTCAGGCCGCGTTCATCGGTGAACGCTGCGATGTCGATCAGCGCCTGCTCCAGAGAGGTCTCGGACAGGTCAGCGGCAGTGGCAAGGGTGTTGGCCAGGTTGGGACCAGTCAGGGTGGGGTGGTTGGTCGCGCACAGAGCAACGCCGTCGCCACCGATAGAGGTGGTGAAAGCGCCGTTCAGAACGGAAGCCGCCTTGATCTGCTTGGTTTGAGCCATCGAACGAGCCAGGGCCTTGGTGTAGCGGGCCGAGAGACGGTCGTAGAGGTTGTCCTCCACGGCTTCTTCGGTCAGCGAGAACGCCAGGGCGATGGTCTCGTGGGTGTAGCGAGCGGTGTACACCTCTTGCGCCTGGTCGTAGCCGACACCAGCGCCTTCAGTCTTCACCGGGGCCTCGCCGAAGCCCGATTCCATCACTTCCTCTTCGAACGCACGGTCAGACGACTCGATAGAGTAAATCTGAGTGTGTTCCTGCTCGTAGTTTTTGTACTCCAGGCCGAACAGAGCATTGAGACCAGGCTCAAGCTCTTTCACCAGTTGTGCACGTGAAATAGCCATGATTGATCTCCTTAGGTGCTAAAGCCCGGCGTGCCAGTGCTGCCGTAGATGTGCTCGTTGATCTTCACAACGAGAACGGCGTATTGGCCCATCTCATTGCCCGGTACGTTCCACAGGCCAACTGCCTTCAGGTTGCCCGCAGACGCGGTATCGCCAAAGGTGCCACTCATGGTCATGTTGGACAGACCAGTCGTGTTACTGCCAGTGGTAGAGGCAGTGATATCGGCGTTGGTGCCGATGTTGGCTTGCGTAGGCGTGCCGGCGTTCTGGATGATGAACAGCTGACTGGGATCGTCAATCACGTAAGCCACGATCTGGCCAGCGGTGATGTTGACAGAACCCGGGTAGTAATTCTTCCAGGTGGGCTTGCCCGTGGTGGGGTCAATGTAATTGCATCCATTGAACACACCAACCGCACAAGTGTGGTCAGTATTGTTGAACTTGACCAGGTAGCCATTGTCAATGGTAACCAGGTCACCCTGATAGATCGCCCCGGACTGGTTATCAGCAATCAGGTATCCGTACTGTTTTTGACCACCAGTAGCGGAGAGATTGCCGAGAGGACGCAGACCAAAGGGCTTATTTACGTTTGCCATTTGATGTTTCCTTCAAAAAGATGACTCGTCAGCCCTTGTTAGAGCCGCCGAATGAAACGCGGGAGCGACGAGTCGGACGGTCAATGACCATGCTATGGTGAGCATTGGCCTTCAACAACTCATTGTCAGCTGCCTGCAATTGGTCGTTCGCCCTGTCCAGGTAATATGCACTACGCTCCGCAGCAGTTTCCTCGGGGATACGTGCAAGCAGAAGACCTCCCACGCTGATCACACCAGCATGTCGGCCATCCTCAACCGTGGGCACGTGGTAGTCAGGGTACTCGTCGCCACGAACCAGCTCATACCCCTCGCGGAGCTTGCCGGAAATGTTTGTGCGATCTTCGACCCCGCCAGCCTCGGCGCGAATCCAACGGTGCTTGAATCCCGGAGGCGCAGGAGGCGCATCCAGTCGTGAAGGGGGAGCCCATGGCTTACGTCGCGCATCTTTCGAGCGAGCTTCGCTCTCGCGAGAATTGCGGCTAAGAGTAGGAATTTTGACGTCGTTCATGTTTTACTCCTTCACGTACTTGGCATATTCCTCAAGAGGAACACCCAGCTTTTTGGCAATTGCAACTTGACTTGGGGTCAATTTGACAGTGCGGCGTGCGTTGTTAATACCCGAAGATCGGGATGCAGGAGCGACCGTTTGCACGGGACCGGAAGCCCTGTTATTCGTAGAACCCTGCGATTGGAATTTCTTGGGAAATGCCTCGCGAATTCGGCGATTTAGCTCATCATAGTACTCATCACTGCTGGGGTCAAACCCCTCGCCTTGAAGTAGTTGACGATGGATGCCCCAAGCGGCATGGGTCATGACCGTGTCCCGACCGTACCAAGGGTTGTTTTCTGCCCATTCCTCCACCCGGGGATCGGTCTGAGCTTGCTGGGCCGGCTGCTGGTACTGAGCCTGCTGGTACTGGGGCTGCATGTTGGTCTGCTGGGCAGAAGCTTGCTGCTGTGCCAGCATGGCCTCCCGCTGCGCCTCAACATTGGCCAACTGCACCTGCTCGTTGGTCAGCATGGCCAGACGCTGCATTGCCTCGGTTTCAGTGTCTACATCGTTCTCTTCGCGGGCCTTGCGGATGATCTGCTTGAGCGCAACGGCCTGGGTTTCAATGCGACCCTTGGTCTCACCGATGCGCTGGCCGTCCGTGTGCATCACCTGCTGCTCCAACTGCTGGGCGCGCAGTTGGACGTTGCGGGCATACTCCATTGCCGCCTGCTCACGGCGCTGCGTCTCACGCAGGCGCGCCGTCAGCTTGTCAATGCGTTTCTTGACGTTGTCGCTGTAGTTGTCGATCTCGCTGCCAGCAGCCGAGGTTGTTTCCACGGCCGGCGGTTGCGGCTTGTCCAGTACCTCAGCGGTACCGTCCTCGCTCAGCGCCACAGTCGCAGGCTCTTCGCCTTCTCCGACCTTAAATTCCAACTCTTCATTTAGCATTGCGCTTTCCTTTACATGTGCAAAATGTCTTCGGGGTCGTTGAGCACTGCCAAGACCTCGTCGTCGTTCAAAAGGCGAATCTCCCCGCCATCAATCGGGATGCGAGCCCCCGCGTAACGGCCAAAGACGATCCAGTCCCCCTCCTTGCACCACGGACCGGTAGGGAACTTGCCCTCGTCGGCGTAGGCCAGGTCACCCATCCTCAAAACGTAGCCACACACGGTGGCCAGCTGAGTCTTGCGCTGCGTTTCCTCGGCCAGGACGATGCCGCCCTTGGTCTTCTCTGCGCCGCGATAAGGCAAGATGGCAATGCGCCACCCTGTGGGCTTGGGGATCGTGTCAATAACGGCCTGGTCGAGCTTCTCGGGGTCAAACCCCCGCTCGGTATAAGCGTCTTCCAAGGCAGGCTGCTTGCTCGCAGACTCCTCGGCCCATTTACGCTCCAAGGCGGTCATGTTGACAACAGGTACTTCAGCGGTTTCCATGGTTCTCCTTTCAGTTGATCAAATCGTCGTCGCCCGTGACTTTCTTCAAGAGACTTTTCACGGAATCCTCGATCATTTTCAAACCCTCAAGGCGGCCCATCATGAAGCGATAACGCTCCATGTCGGAAATCGTGCCGTTCAGCACAATTTGCTCCGACTGACGCTGGAGTATCCTGATTTCCTTCAGAACTGCTTCTGCAAATTCGAGCATGGTTATTTCCATGAAAAGCAGCTGGTTTGCCGCACCAGCTGAAAGCGGTCACTGACAAATCAGTATATCTTAACTGGACGGTTGCCGTCCTTTTTCTTCACAATCATTGCGGGGCCCTGCACACCGCCGCCCTTAGCCATTTTTTTGGTTTTACCAGCGGTGCTATAGGCAATAGCCGCAGCTTGCTTAACCGCTGCCGTCTTGCTCTTAGGCTTGCTAGTGCCAATCATCCCGTCTTTCTTGTAGTCACGGACGATCTCGCCAATGTTAGAGCTGATCGTCTTCTGACTGGAGCCTTTTTTA